TCACCTAACTGGCAGGTGAGCTAATGAAAATCTGAACTCAAACATTAGCTAAAAATTCTTTTTAATAATAAATCTTTATATCGTCAAAGAACTTTGCTGACTTTAAGAGTGTCTTTAAATTACATATTTATTATAACATAAATTTTAAGTTTTTCAAATCTTTTTGTTAAGATTTTTTATTTCTTAAAATTTACCATTATAATTATAACAAAATTTCTTTTTAAAATCAATAAGGAATTTTTTATGCGACATACTCCTTCAACTTATTTGCGCGAATAGGATTACGCAGCTTCTTCATTGCGGCAGCTTCAATCTGACGCACTCGCTCACGAGTAACACCAACTTCCTTGCCAACCTCTTCCAGAGTAAAAGAGCGCGAATAACCTACACCAAACCGCATCATAATAACGGTTCTCTCGCGCGCGCTGAGGGTATCCAAAACCGCATTCAGGGTATTTACCATATCCTCTTGTTCATAAGAATCCTGAGGATTTACATTACTGGTATCCTCAACCAAAGAACCAACAGTAGCATCGCCATCTTCACCAACAGGAGTATCAAGAGAAGAAGCATCCACAAAATGGCTCTGAATCTCCAGAGCGTCTTCCACAGAAACATTCATCTCTTTTGCAATCTCCTCGATAGTAGGCTCAACACCATTCTTCTGTGCCAAATCCTTCTGAGCCTTTTGATACTTACTCATATTCTCAATCATATGAACAGGTACGCGAATCATACGGCTCTGATTTGCAACAGCACGAGTAATTGCCTGCTTAATCCAATACATCGCATAAGTAGAAAACTTAAAGCCAAGAGAAGGATTAAACTTATCTGCCGCGGTCATAAGACCAATATTACCTTCCTGAATTAAATCCAAAAAAGTCATACCATGACCCATATTCTTCTTTGCCTGAGAGATAACCAAACGCAAATTTGCTTTTACCAGCTTATCTTTTGCATCCTTATCACCCTTTGCTGCGGCTTCGGTGAGATTCTTCTCTTCTTCTGCGGTCAGCATCTTCGTCTGACCCATTTCCCGCAGATACATCTTAACTGCGGAATCACAAACCATCTCAGTCTGAGGAACTTCCATTTCATCCTCAGAATCCAGAACGTCAATATTCAGAATATCATTAAACTCTGCCATATTTTTAGCCCCCATAAAATGATTTATTTTTTATTTTTCCCTTACTGTATATATATTATAACATTTTTTTAATAAAAAATCAATAAGGAATTTATTAATTTACAACATATACCCTATGAGTGCCATAGCCATCCCATTTAAGCGCATTAACATGAGAGTAACCCGCCACATCAAGTTTGTGTTTCTTGATTGCGCTTCCTGTATCTTGAACAACCCTAATGCCAACACCCTCAATATAAAGAACAGTACCATAAGGAAAGACACTCGTATCTGCGGCGACAGTGACCCCAGGAGTCGCCTTAGCTCCAGAAGAAGTGATGCCTTTACCTTCCCCGCAAATGTGCTTGTATTTTTCTACACAGTATGCTGTTGTTTTAAAATCCCCTACATAAGTTAATTTCAGTCCTTCTCTAATTTCAATATCTGCGGACTGTGCAGTATCTAATTCACTTTGAGCTTCATTTAATTCTGCTTGCAGATTTGCAATAATATCTTCATAACTTCCGATTGTCTCTTGCATTTCTTCAATAGTAGAAATATAATTTTGCTGTTCAATAGTTAATTCATTAATTTGATTTGAACGTGAGACAAGAGCAGAAGCATTAAGAGCAACAATGCCACTCATAAAAAATGCGGCTGCTGCAATTTTAATATTTTTCTTAATTCTCAATGTTATTCTCCTTTTGTTTCTAACGTGTAGTTAATAATAAAAAATTAGACAGCTCATTTTATTGAAACTGTCCAATTTCCGCGAGAAATATTTTATTATCGCTACTGGCGGTTGCGCATAGACTCGAACTATGAACCTCGTCCTTGGAATGGAAAGTATATTGCAGTTATTGTTTAACACTAAACAAATTTTTACACACTCTACCTGTTGAGCTACACAACCATATGGTGCTGCGAGCAGGACTCGAACCCGCGCCACTGTCTTATCTGGACCAAGGGGTATAAACCCAGTGCTTTAGCCGCTAAGCTACCGCAGCATAAATAGATGTATCTTTTAAATACATCTATATTATAACATAAATTTATTTTATTGGCAAATTTCTTTTACTTCAATAGGAGTTCCAAACTCATCATAAACCACATTCCAATCACAATCAAGGTTTTGGTTTACAATAACCTTATGAAGAATTTCTTCTTTATCTTCTTTAGTTATAGGCTTTTCAGGGTATGCCCATTCCAAAATAGTCTGATAACAATAGCTGTTAGGAGTATATTTTGGGTTCAGAAAATAATCCCAATCTTCTCCGTTAATCCATTTTGAAAGTGCGGCTGCCACACCTGCAGAACGCGACTGACCTGCTTCACAATGCACGATAAAGAAATCAACTTTATCCAACTTACCCTCAACAAAAGCAATAATGGCTTGAGCCTGAAAATCAGTCATTGCAACGCCATAGGACTCACCAATGTAAACATCGTCAAAAGCAAGGTTAAGACAAGCAATCATTCCGCAATCAGGAACTGCGATTTTCTGCAGAAAAGCTCGGTCTCCCCGTACATTTGAAATAGAGATAACCGCGTATTTTTCATCATGCTTTTGAGATACATACTGCTCAGCAAGATGACGACTCATAACTCGAAATTCCATTATTGATTCTCCTACTAATTAAAGACCAAGCATTGCCATCAGTTCTTTGACTTTTGCCTTTTCATCTGTGGAAGGCTCGGTTTTCTGGTCTGTAAAATTCAGCACATTTGCGGAAGTCGCAGGTGCATCGCTCGACATACCTAGGGTTGCCGCATGGTCAATATTAACCTTTGCCGCAGTCAAAGTAACTTTAATCTGAACCTCTTCGCCATTCTCCATCATAGGGATGCGAATTTCCTTGTCATTCATAAAGCTACCATTAAAAGTTTCCAGAATTTTCTTAGTGATGTCTGCTTTTGCTTGAATACCTTTTACTGCCATTTATTTTTCCTCTTTTCTTTTTCAGTATATATATTATATCATTTTTTTAAGAAAAAATAAATAGTTAATTTTTTTCTTTAGCCATTTTTTGGGATACATTAGAAATAACAAAGCACATGCGGCAATGTCCTCTTTTAGCGCAGACTTTATTACAAGTTAAACGTGAATTACCAAATTCTGGCATTACATAGCGGCTATCAATATCATTTTGTAATCCTAAGATGCATTCTTTTAGAGGTCCAAACCACTTTTTATCAATAGTATAAACTTTATAGAATACATCCATACTATTGCGAGAATCTGCAGCAATCTCAAATACATCAATTAATCCGTCATAAAGCTCAGTATCTTCAGGTCTAATATAGAATTGAGTTAAAGTTTCGCCATAAGGGAATGATGATTGACAAATATTAGGTAGCACTCGCACTTGGACTCCAGATTCATGGACTTTTTTAGCTACATCCCGCACACAAAAGCCCAAATCCCCTGAAATATAGACATCTGTTGGTTTATAAGAAAGAAAACCATTTAATAAATCCCAATCTCCGGCAAAATTTGCAAAGAAAAATCTTAAATCTGTACTTTTTACCATTTCTAATACTTGCGTATTGTTAAAATCAAATCTGAGCTTGAAATTATAATATTTTTTTGCAAGAGCAGAAAGTAAATTTATATCTGTTTGCGCGGTTTCCGCAGGTAGATCGATGATAATAATCTAATGCTTATGCGCTTCTAAGAAATCAGGTAAAGTAGTATCATGGCTATTGTAAGTAATAGCTAATTCTTCGCATTGATTTTGATACTTAGAATCAATGTAATATCTTAAGCAATATCTCATATTTTTCTCCTTATACCAAAAAAGGGATAGTTCATCACTATCCCTTTGAGTAATTAGTTATATATTTTTACTCAGCCAGCTTATAGACAGTTGCTTTCTTACCATCGGCAGTCTTAGTGACTTCCTTAGTTGCAGTGCCCAGATTAATCAGCTGTGCCAGACGAGCAGTAACCTTAGCACGAGTCAGCTCCTCATCGCCAACTTCATCCAGAATAGTAGCAATATCCTTAGGCTCAGAGGTCAGGCAAGCAGCAATCTTCTCACGCAGCTCATCGCCCTCAACCTTCTTTTCAGCAGCCTTTTCCTTAGCCTTAGCAGCCTTAGCATCCAGCTGTGCGATATTGGTATCAATGAAAGCCAACAGATTGTCCTTATCCACGGTATCAGTTGCAGCAACGATATCCTTCAGCATCTCAAAATAAGCCTTCTTAGTAATCTTCTCAGTAGCCATAATAAAAAATCTCCTTTTATCTCTTTTTAATTTATCTATTTGTCATTTCTGACATTATCATTATACCAAAAAATTTTTGAAATATCAATTATTTTTTGGATTTTCTACATAGTAAAGTCGGTAATCGCCAAGACAGAACTCAATAGCATCTTCAATCAGCTCCATCCGCTTGGCTTCATTAACAAAAGTATCTGAAATCAATTCCAAATTATAATATTTGCGGGGAATGTCAGTATTAAGTCCCATAAAGATAGGGATATAAGTCCAAATATCATTTTCTATTGTACGACAGAAAATAATAATATTCTCTTCACCGACATAAGGAATTAGAGCTTCTTTGATAGTCATATATTACTCCCAATCATCATATCGACGCTCATCGCGGCGACGCTGTGCTTCCTTCTTCTCTCGCTTCAAATTCTTTTTTGCGAGTTCAGCACCCTGCAAAGGAAGGTAGAGACCACAATGCTGACACTCCTTATAGAATGTACCTGCACGTCCTCGTGCACAATTACCTTCGCACTTATAAAACATACACGCAACAAAACGGTCTTTTGCCATAATTTTCCAATTCTCCTTTAAGAATTATAGTCAGTAAAATCAATGATGCAGGGAGTTCCATCCAGCCTATACCCAAAATTTTCATTGTGCATATCCTGAAGCGGGGAATCATCCTTTTGAATATACTCTTCCAAAGCTCGAAGGGCATCTTCGCCATAACAATCAAGAGCTAAAGCCCACCAGTCAGTATCATAAATATAGTCAAAAAGACTTAATTCACTGCGGTTTTCCATATTTTTAATATGGTCTTTAGACTCTTGACTAGCTTTCTTACTACTAGAGCCATGACTACGAGGATATGCCTTCTCCTGAATAAAAATGCGGGAACCATCCTTAGTAGTGCCAGCAAACTCAGTCTCTGCGAAGAACATACCTACGCCAGCCGCCTTCAAATCCTGATATTTTTCATACTCAGCAAGGCAGTAATCAGAGCTATCACTACCGCCAGAGCCACAAAACTGTTCAAAAGTATAACTATCTTCATCCTCATCTTCCAGTTTATTATCATCATACTGTTGATAATAAACGCCAGAAAAAGAAACCTTAAAGACGAAATCGCAATATTCAGGAATAATTACGAGTTTAGTTACTCCAGATGCAAGATAGTAACTATCATCAGGTAACACGCCCTTCATATCTGCGTCGACCGCATCAAAAACACCATAAAGGTCATCACCATCTTCATCAATTCCAAAATCTGCAGGAATAAGAAGAGAGTTGCAAACATCAGAAATAAGAGCTTTATCAAGAGTCATATACACACTTCCTTTTCTTTATATAAATATTATAACATATTTTATATAAAAAATCAATAGGTAAGATTCTATTTTAAGATAAGTATGTTAGAGGAATGCGGGAATCATCTTTGTAAATGCGATATACATAAGAATTAAAGAGTTTATAATCCATAATGCTTTTGATATATTATCAACTTCATTAGGAATACTAAATAAATTCATACCTATAACCGCAAAACATAATAAAACAAACAAGGTTGTCATATAATCACCTCAATATATATGAAAAATATATAAGGTGAATTATTTAATTATGCTTCAATAGAATACCATTCAGTATCGCCCCAAGGCAAGGAAAGACTCATACAAACTGCGCCTTTAGCCATCATATCTACTAGAGCATCTTTTGCGGCTTCCCATGCCTCTTGATAAGTGTCGAAATTAAGTTTAGAAGTATAAGGTTCATAAATAATTAATGCTTCGTCATGCTTATTCCAAAACATAATAGTATACATTCCCAATTCCCCTCAACCGCCTGCATCATAGTGTATTCGTCAATAGGAAAAGAATCATAATAATCTTCAACTGCGGGATAATCTACATCAGGAATAGGAATATAGTTATTATCAATCATAGATTTATATTCTCCTTTTATCTATTGTTCATTTTTCTATAATAATTATACTATAATTTTTGCATTTTGTCAAGCGGGAATCTTTGGTATGAGGCGCTTTCCACCTAAGGCAGCCCGCAAAAATTTATGATATAATATAGTAAATAAAAATACATATTATAATAAAGGATGGATAATATGGAATAGGAATTATTGACTATTGTAGTATTAATTTGTGTGAATTTATTCATGGTTATGTTCGGCTTCGCCGAAATAACCATGAAACTAAATGATGTAAGATTAGATATTATTGATTGTATCAATAGAAAGGTGAAAGATATGGAGTGCGTTGTTTGCGGGAATCAATTGTGTAAGTATCAGAGTGAAGGTAAATGTAGTAGAATGGCTGTAACTCTTGATAGTGATGGTAAGTGCGTGCGGTTTGTACCAAAGCCTGAATTTGAACATTTCTTTGCGGGTCAGGGACAAGTTGTGTAGGATCCCGTCCAGAAGATTGCTAAGGTGGTTCCCCGCAATTTTGTAGGCTATGTGGATACTTTTGTTGAAAAAGATGATGAATGAATAGAAATTGAGTAAAAATAGACTAAAATTCAGTCTAAATTTGACTTTTGGACAGATTCGGAAAAAGGATTTTAATAAAGATTCATATATTCTTGAAAGTAAAATTCCCAGATAAAGAATAAGGGAATTTAATAAAGGAGAAAATATATGACAGCACAAGAATTATGTTAGAAGTATGGTATTTCAGAAAATTATTTAGCTAGAAATTTTCCTACGGTACAAAAATCTATTATTAAAAAACATCAGATAAAAATAGAAAAAGAAGGGAGAGGATAGGCGGCTATATACCTAGAGACCCCGCTTGTCAATGATAGAGCTATGAGTATGTATGAAGAAACTAAAGATAATTTTGCATTAGATTCAGCTAGTTTTGCATTGACTAGTGCGGATTTTTGTTGTTTAGTTGCAATTATTCTTACTCCTATGATGGTTTTTAGAGGTAGTTTTAGAGACTTTTGTCATTATATGTAGATTAATGATTCTAAAGAAAATATTGCTGCAATTAAAGAAGCTTTAACCCGCCTCGATTCTTAGGATTATATTAATTTTGTTATTGATAAAACTGATAATAATTATTTTGCTGCAATTCTTTATCGAAAAGCTGAGTAGGATATGCAAGTTGGTATTGATATGGTAAAGAATTGTAAGAAGATTGCGGATGAACATAATAAGAGAAGCTGGGTTCCTCTTCTTAAGACTTGGTTAGGAGTATAGCTAGCCGCAGAAAATCAACCTTTTACTATTGCGGAATTAGAAGCTATTACTGGATTAAGTAAATATTAGATTACTGAATCTAAGAAGTTGTTGGAATCTAATGATATGTTTAAAACATCTAAAGCATATTAGAGTTATCATAGATGTATTGGACAAAATGTTGATTTAAATGCTTTTTATAATTGAATAAAGTAATTACTAGAGTTGGAAAAAAATGAATAGTTTTATTTAAGGTTTATAGATGCGATCTAAGTTAAGTAAACTATTTATTTTTAGGGGAAATATCTACAAATGAATAGAAATATTTAAAAATATTCATTTAAGGCGAGATATGTTTAAGGATTATGGAAACTACAAAGTTTAAATAATCCCGCTAAATTTAAATGGTTTACTTGACGAATATATATATTATATTATTCGTCAAGTCTTTTATCTAATTTTAGCGGGATTATTTAAGAAGTAAAGAAATATATACCTTAGTTTATATGATACGTATATGATACATCACTTCGTGATGTATCATATAGTAAGAGCGGGGCACCCGCTCATTTGCGCCCAAGGAACAACCGCAAAACTCATATGCAATATTTGAAAAACTCAAAAGTAGTATGGGAAAAAATGAAAGGAAAAAGAATATGCGGGAAACGCTAACCGACTTTTATAAGCTCAACATTGTATGTTATGATGAAGAAGGAATGGATGAGATTGAGTATTTGTATAATAATTATGTGAAACCGCATCTCACTGATAAGCTGGAGATTAGGATGACTAGAGGGGTATCCCGCATCACTTTGGCTATTGTTTATAGAAATGAAATTAGTGAAAAAATTTTTGAAAATATTTTTTTAGTTTTAAGTTATTGGGCTATTGTTGTTGAAAGAGAAAGTATTGGAGTTATTGAGTTAAATATGCGAAGTTGGGGTAAAGATGAATGGTTTGATGCGGAATGGCAGCTTAATGATGCATTAGAGATGGGTTAAAAAAGAGTATAAAAAAAAGAGCTAGCATAAAGCTAGCTCTTTAATTTTGTTCGTGGAAAAAGTTTAATTAAAAATTATTATGAAAGGAGATTGGTAGAGTAGAGTAGGTTTAAATAAAAGTATTGAAAAATTAATAATTTATTTAAGAATTAATGCGAGAAGGGGTAGGTTTTGAGTGGAAATGAGATGAGATTTTGAGTGGGAGATAGGTAGGTTTTGGTATGATAATAGAACTGAGTTAGTGGGTCTAGACCTAGGTCCAAATCTAGATCCAGAATTCTTTTAACGGAATTCTATAAATTCTCAAGGTTCAAAAAAAGGAAGCTAATTTCTTAGCTCCCTTTTTCGCATTAGCCCAGCTTAGCTAGCACATCAGCCAGAATATCAGTAACCTCAGCTTTATTGCTCTTTACATCTGCGTCAACCGCACTCTCATCTGCGCTATTGTCAATAATCATATTAATAATAGACATCATCTTAGTGACTTCATTTTCAAAGTCCTTCAAGAACTCTTCCAGCTTCTCCATGTCTTCCTCAGACACAGTATCAACATCCAGAACACCAATAGCATCCAGATATGCGGTTAGAGCAACCATCAAATCTTCACGGCACTGACTTACACCATCATCATGTGCGGTATTAGCCTTTTCAGCTTCGATCTCATCCTGAGCATCCTCAATTGCGTACTTAAAGTCACGCATCAGGTCTTCAAAAGAGATACCATCATTCAGTGCGTCCTTAATATCAATAGAATACATATGTAGTCTCCTTGCTTTCATTTATATATAAATTTTCTTTGAAATGAGTTTACAGGTTTTGTCCTGTAGATTCCTCACTTCTTACATTATTATTATAACAAAAAATTATAGTTTTTTCAAGCGGGCAGGGATTTAAATTTTGCAAGGGCAATATGGAACTACAATAGGTAAAAGTATTAGAAAAAATGATTTTGTGAAAAGATGTTGGAAAGTAGTTTTTCATTTAAAAAAATGTGTGCGGGAAACGTAGCTTAAAGGCGCGAACAACCAGCGTTAACTGCCATATGAGGATGAGTGATGCGGGTTTCGGGAATTAGGTCTGGAGATTCTAAAAGGCAAACAACTAGAAAAAAATCCCATATGGGTCTAGATTCGGGGAAGTCGGGTCGCTACAGCCAGTCGCGACCCGTTGCTATTATAACACACTTTCAAAATTTTGTCAAGCCTAAATTTTGCATAAATTGACGGAACTCATTTTAGCTAATTTTGCTAAAAAATGCGTTTTGTGAATAAATTATCATTTTTACAAAATCTTGGCTAATTTTGGTTAAAAATAACAAAAAAGGAGCGGTTTTCCGCTCCTAAACTGTGGTTTTTATCACTTTTTGTTGGGTCTATGGCAAATAAGAGTAATAGAATAGTCATTTTCACCAATTTTGAACGTAACTTCACGCTCAATCTTAGGAATTTTCACATCTTTCACCTCTTTTTCGCTCAAAAGGTCAGCAATCCACTGAATAATTTCACGCTTTTCCTCATTCGGCTTGCGCTCTCTAGCTACGCTCGCCCGCTTTTTTGCGATACCATGGTCAGGCTTAAATGCCTTGCCTTTTTTATCCAGCTCTTCCTGCTCCTCATTAGCTTCTACGCCCTCATCCTCAAGCCAAAGCTGAACCGCTTCCATCTTGCTGATTTTGAGCAGTTGCATCTGCTTAGACAAGTAGTCATCGGGGATATTGTACTTAGTTCCATTTTTGCTATATAGCATTAACCGCACCTCTTTCTTTAGCTCTTGTTTCTATACATAGTATAGCATACACAGGGCATTTTGTCAAGGGGTAATTATAAATTTTTGCAGGCTTCAAAAATTTCATCTGCCTGTTGTAAATCAAAAGTTACGCCCATGAATCGGTCATTCTTTACAAAAGTGTTGGGGTATTGCTTAATATACTTAGCTCTGAAATAACTCTCAAAACATTCTGGCGAGACCTCTCCGCAATCATAGACCTTATCACAAATGATTTTAGTTACGCCTAACTTAGCATAGCTTTTGTAATGCTCTCGCATCCGCTGTTCCACTGTTCTAGTAGTAGTGCCAATCTTAGAAAAGAGTAGCCCTGAATCAGTGTAAGCCCGCATCAGATAAAAATAATTTGCGGTTTGCTTGAGCTTTTGCTCAATTTTGGTAATAGTTTTCTTGATGGGGTCAATGATATACTTCTTACTCCACTCTTGAGAAGAATGGAAGATTTCAACACAAATGTTGAACCACTTGTTCACCCACGTTTTAGAAGTATGACCCCACCGATAAAAAGCTTCCTCAAAATCACCATTCGCAAGGCATTCAGCCATAGTCTTTCTGCTCATTTAACTTACCTCTCTTTCAGTAAGTATAGTATACACCTTTGGCTATTGTATGTCAAGCGTTTTGGGATAATTCATTAAGCAATTTTAACCAAATTTTTGCCCGCAAATTTGTGCAAGTAGCCTATTGACGTATAAAGCGTTTCGTGGCGCAAGAACACGAAACGCCAAGGGCTTTTTACACCCTTGGCATCTCGCAGAGCCTTATTTTTTAACCTCGCAGTTCACTTGCGAGGGGTGAATCACTCCTCAATCTCGCCGTCATCCTCGGCATTGCCCTTAATCACCTCGTACAGAGAAACCTTCTTCTCTTTCCACTGGCGGACACGAGTGCCCTTCATCTTAGTCAGCAGAGAAGTGACACGCTGGGACGAAACCGCACCAGCCAGACGACCAGCGCAAGACTGACAAATCTCACCGACAGTCATGGGGCGGTCAGCCGCTTCCATGACTTCCAGAATCACCTGCGAATCAGCATCGCCCGCAATCTGGGACTTAGTGGGCTTAGCAGAGCCGCCAGCCTTCTTCGACAGCAGACCAACTTCGTGGTCAATCCACGCCAGCAGTTCATCGTTGGTCATCTCCTCGATGAACGAGCCATCACAGACCTCGATGCGATTGCGGATAGCGTTGAGAACCTGAACCTTAGTCATCTTAGTAGTAGCCATAAATACAACCTCTTTCTTTTGTTTGATGTGATTTTCGATGTTCCTCTTGGAACATCTTTATTATACCACAGATTTGGAAGTTTGTCAAGTGCTTTTTTTAGATTCGCAATCTTTTTGTTTCGCTCACTTGCGAACTTCCTTGTCTGTTGTAATTATTATACCATAGAAAGTGGATTTTGTCAAGAGGAATTTTTATCAATCAAGATATTTCCTTTTGTCTTATTTTCCCTTTCTGTATATATATTATACCATACATTTTCAAAAAAATCAATAGGTAATTTTGGGAATCAAATCATAGAAATTTTGTGCACATTTTCTATTGACAAAATCTGAAAGGTGTGGTATAATAGAATTTTCGCCCCGCAATGATAGAGCGCGGGGCGTCCGAAGGATGACAATAAAAAAGAAGGGCAGTTAGCCCTTCTTATAACCCTCTACAAAAGCCCCATCAACAAGATACACGTCTGTATCTTCAAAAGTGTAGTCACGCTCACCATTTTCAATACCAATGCAATTCCACATTGCATTGTACTGGTCTTTAACAGGCTGTACTTTCATATAGATTGGACCGTCAATAGTTTCCCTGTAAGTGCATCCCTCTTCCAGTTCAGAAAAGAGATAAGTATTTGCTTCGACTTCATTGATAATTTTCATGTAAGCGCCCCCTTAATAAACACCATAGGCTTCAAGCGCACGATGTGCCAACTCTAGCAGGCAATACTCGCCCTCATTGTCCTGCATGAAGTTTTCAATCTCTTCATTCACATCATGGTTGCGGTCATTGCGACAATCTACCAGCTTGCCCTCTTCATCAAAAGTAAACTCAACATCGCAAGCGCAATCCTCTCCATCATCCACATAGAAAGTGACATACTTCCTGCCGTCATGGTCATACTCGTGCGGATAGGCGTTGTAACCTACTTCGGATGCGTTCTCATCCATCCGCTGTGCCAGTTCCTTAACCAGCTCATAATCAGTAACCTTAGAGAAATCCATAGCTAAACCGCTCCTTTCGACACTCTTATTATACCAGATTCTTAGACTATTGTCAATAGCCCAGAATCTGAATTTTGTGGATGGAATGCTTGACATCAAACTTATAATCATGCCAGAAGTTACGAGCAACTTCACGGATTTCTTCCTCAGTCTTATACTGAGAACCATCAACCAAAGTGCGGAAACATTCCAGCTTATCCCCATCAACATACCAAATCTTAACAACCACAGTATTCATAACTATTCTCCTCTCTGTTTCTATAATTATTATACACTATTTTTAGGAAAATGTCAATAGCAAATTTCAACGACAAATCTGCGGAAAAATTGTGCAAGATACCTATTGACAGGAAAAACGTCGCAGGCCGACAGTGCGCGCGACGTCAATAGGCAGGGTAAACAAAAAAGCACCCTGCTTTTCAGCAGAGTGCCAAAGGGGATTGCGGTTAGGGGCTTAGCCCTCGGTGACTTCCTCGCCATCCTCATGCTCGTTGCCCAGCTCGAAGTAGGCAACCTTTTTAACGTGGGTGGACTTCACCAGACCTGCTTCACGCAGTTTGATGAGCATAGCGTTCATCTTCTGGTTGCTGGTAATCTCGGCCAGCTCTTCCTTGCCCTCGGTCAGAATCTCGGTGATAGTAGCAGGGCGGTCAAGGCGTTCCATAACTACCAGCACAGCATCCATCAGCTTCTTGTTGGCTTCCTGCTTAGCGGTAGGCTTCTTGAGCGAACCACGCTTAGCGTCCAACAGTTCGACCTCGTGGTCAATGAAAGCAATCATGCTGTCATAGCCCTCGGCGGTTTCAGGCAGAACCGCCTTAATCATTGCGAAGTAATCACGCTTGGTGAGCTTCTTGGTGGATACGGACACAGTGTTCATGTTAGCCATAGTACGTTACCTCTTTCTTTTGTTTGGTTGATGTTCTTTGTGATTTAATTATACCACAGAGTTGTTGTTTTGTCAAGCACTTTTTTTCTTTTGAAAGAATTTTCTGTTTGCTTGCTTTGACTTCCCTTACTCTGTATCTATATTATATCACGTTTTGTGCGGTTTGTCAAGAGGTTTTTTGAATCTTTTTTGCGGGGGCTGTTGTCCTCGCTGGACTCTTAACCCCTCCTGACACTATGTATTATACCAGAAACAAGAGCAAAATGGAAGTGGCAAAATGACGAACTTTTGGGATAAATGCTGGTGAATATTTGTGCGGTTTTACCCTTGACAAATCTTGCGGGCGGTGGTATAATAGAATAACGGCGGAGCCCGATTGAGGGCGGAGCGCCAAAATGCCCCTACCACCGAAGTGATAAGGGCATTAGGCTGAAAGGAAACCGTGAACAGAGAGGTAATAGGGAATCGTGGTGGGAAAGGTGGGTTTCGCACCCACATGGCTAGCTTGTTCTACTACTTGAACTACTCTCCCAGAAAGAGGGCAGAGGGTGCGCTAACCCTCCACCGCAGTTCCTCTCTTATTGCATTATCATTATACCATAATTTTTTTTATTTGTCAACTGTTACCACAGATATTTCTGCATCTTTTTGTGCTGGCGGTAACAGTGGGCGAGAATCTGGGTTTCAATCAAAACGTCCTCAAGTCCAGTGTGCTTTTCAGTAAAATCCGCTTCACCGCTAATATAGCGGTACAGAATTTCAGCGGTCTTTCTTACCTGTCCGTTAGCGCACACATAGCCATTTTCTTTACACCACTTAATGTAGGTAGGTTGCTTACAAATGGTAGATTGTGCCATTTTCATAGTGTCCATGAATCGAGTGCCGTAGGGGAAAAAGTAACGCTGCTTCGAGGAAGTTTCATAGCGTAAAGTCACATGGGTAGAACGATAATCAAACCGTGCATTGTGAGCGCAAACATCGGTGATACGATACTTTTTCATCAAAGTCCAAACCGCCTGCCGAATCTGGTAGAGAGTAGCCATCTTGCGCTCACCCGCCCAAATCTGTTCCCAATACTGGGGGATTTTGTTGGCGTAGTATGCGGATTGCATCAAATCCGCACAGCCTTTGAAAATATCCTTGTTTACAAAGCTGGCGGTTTCATACACATTGCCATGAGTGTCAACAACCGCACAGCCAAGGTCATACAACAGGGGGTCATTCAAACCGTTGGCGGTTTCAGTGTCAATCATCAGAATGTAGTGACGGCGGAAATCAATGTTGTTCATGTTATCAATCCTCTTTCTGCAATTCAGGCTTAACTTTTTTTCCTGACTGCTCTTATATTATACCATAGGCTTTAGCTTTTGTCAAGCCTTATTTAATGGAAAATAAAAATTCCTATCAACAGACCCAAGCCAAAAATTGCCAATCCAAACAAGAAATCATTGCGATGTTTGTATTCATCAGTTTGCATCCATTCCCATTCCTTGCGAGCATCCCATAGATACTTGAACCACGACCGCTGTTCAGGGGTCAGCTTATCAGTGTCAGCCAACAGGACGTGACTAATCTCTTTTGCAGTCATGTCAGAAAGCTCTTTACCATTGAAAGTCATATTTACTACCTCTCTTTATTCTGTTGTATCTCTCACTGGATATAGCATATCATATCTTGAGCCTATTGTCAATACCAAGTTTTAGGATGTGGGCGGGCATTTATTTGTGCAAATTTGCTATTGACAAAACCTGTGAGCTGTGGTATAATAGTAAAACGTGCCGCATTGACCAGAGGCGGCACGAAAAAAGCTAGGGTTCCATCTGCGCCCTAGCTAATTATACTATCTGTTTACTCGGTGACTTCTACCTCAAACCATTCGCAATCTCTATCATCAAGCCAACTCTCTGCTTCGCTTTTAGCCTGTTCTCGAATATCATCTTCAATCCGCTGTCTGCCTTTTTCAGTTTTCATCCGTTTATACAGGTCACAACAAGAGTAAAGGTCATTCACAGTTTCTGCGACCCAATCTTTGTCTTTCAAAAGTTCTTCAACACGATGGTTAAAAAGCTCTTCTTCTACATCCTTATTCATGCGGACTTCAACAGGCTCACCATCGACAATATGCACCCAAACAGTCATGTTCATCTCTCCTTAATCACAGAAAATAATCTCGTTAGTTTCGGGGTTGCTAACATTCTCAAGGTCATTAAAACCGTCCTGCCTACAAGCAACCTTATCTGCCCATGCTCGAATTTTATCTTCCTCGGTATAGTCACATGGATAAGGTGCGTTCAGCGGGTCTTTCTCGTACTCTGCCCACTGCTCCTGATACTTGCGATAGGCTTCCACGATTTCAGGCGGGGCTTCTACCTCAATCTCATGGTAAGCGGAATAACCAATAGTCAGTTTCATATTTCATAGCTCCTTTCGACACTCTTATTATATCACTTTTGGCTGTTGTTGTCAAGAGGAACTTTTCATTCCTCGACTTCAACCTCAGTCCACATTTCATTGAAAGTGTCCACAGCATCATCATGGATGTACTGGCGCATCTCTTCCAGTTTGCTTTCCTTATCGGATTCAGTAGCCATGAAATCCGCAACCAGACGGATGAAAGTATCCTTAGAGCAGGCATACTCAATATGGCGAGGGTCAGTTTCAATCTCGTGGATAATGGCATCAGCCTTATCAACAGACACGACACGATAATCTTCATTGCTCATGTAAACCTTCATACTTAGTACCTCTTTCTTTTGTTTAGTTCCTTTCGGTGATTATAGTATACACCTTTGGGGCTAAAATTGCAAGCCTTTTGGGAAAAATAATCTTGAAAAAATTTTGCAAAAAACTCTTGACAAAATGCGTGCGGGATGGTATAATGGAATAAGCGGAGCCAAGCAATTGCGCAGGGGACGCAAAAATGCAAGGGCTATTTTGCCCTTGCACCATATTATTTTTCACCCCTCATACATGGGCTTCACTTGCCCTTCCTTGTAAATGCTTGCGGTGGCAAGCCGTTCCACCTCTTTGCCTAGCATCATTTCCGCCTGATAAACCAGCTCTTCAACGGTTGCATCCTCAACCGCTTCAACAGGGATAGACACCAGTAAATTCACATAGTATTCCATAACCTTAACCGCCTTTCTATTAAGAGGGGCTTATACCAGCCCCCACAGCTCTTCCATCATGTCCACAGCGTTGATTGCATCACCCAGATTCCACGCATCAAGGTTTCTATCCTCGTCATCCACCAGAATGGCGGTTTCAGCGGTGGCGACTTCCTGCTTAGGCGTGCCATACTTTACAACGTGGATTTCCTCGGCGTAGGGGAAGTATTTCGCCAGCCATTCACGCTTAACCGCCTCAACCTGTGCATCAAATGTGGGAGTGCCAGATTTGGAACACCAGCTAATCACGCCAATGTGATAGCCCTTGCTCTTGAGTGCCTGAATCAGAGTGAACATCTTGAGGGCGTCGAACAGAGGTTCAGCCAGTTCGTAGGGGCGAGTGCGGAAGTTCTGCAAGTCGTTCAGCCAGCCATTCACGCCATAGAAGTTAGCCAGAGTGCCGTCCATGTCAAAGTAGATAGTCATAATCTTTGCCTCTTTCTTTTGTTTTATCTCTCTGTGATTATATTATATCATAGGTGGTGCGGTTTGTCAAGGGGTTTCTTAAACTTTTTCTCCAACCAGCCAGTTGTTAAGCTGACTAAACAGGAAGAAGAAAATCAGCCCGATAATTGCAACAAACCAGTTCATACCATAACCAGCGAACAGGTTAGATAAGACCAACCAAATCAGACCGCCGTTGAAAATCATGCCGAGGATAGAAGCTACATACAGGGGAATCCAAATCGTGTTTTTCATTTTTATTACCTCTCTCTCTGTGATTATAGTATACCAGATAGGGAAGCTATTGTCAAGCGTTTTAGGAAATTTGCGGGTAACAGATTGTACAACTTTTTCCTAGAGAAATCTGTTGAAACTAGTCATTTTGCCTAAAGCGGCGCCAAGCGCAGGTGAAGGCGACGCGAAAAATTCCCCGCCTTTTCTGGCGGGGAAGGCTTGGTTTTTACTGACCACAGGCGAGCTTTGCCAGCTCTCTCATGCACTCATTGGTGGAGATGACCCCACGGTAGCGGAGGCGAACCACCCGCTGAACCTTGTCGCTTAGCACCTCGTCACCCGCAGTCTTGATGTATTCAGCGTACTCTTTGATGAACTTCTCCATTTTTTGTTACCTCTCTTTCAGTGATTAAAGTATATCATACTTTAAGGCTTTTGTCAAGCCTTTTTCTTAAAATAAATATAAGTTTCGTCCCAATTATCGACTTCAACATTTTTAATGTATCCATCTTTTTCATAACCATTTTGTAGATAATTATGGATAAGTTCAAATCCATACTTGTTTGCCCATTTTTTCAGATAGAAAGGCACTTTCTTAGCGATCTCATAACTATAGTAATGCCATTGCATACTATAATACAAACCGTTTCGCTCTTCATCCCATTCCAAAACATAAGGAAGCCAATAGTCAAGAACTTTCTTTGCAGTTTGCTCATTCCATTCCTGTTTGTTGTACCACCAATCATTCAGCTTATCCCATGCAATAAAGAAAGGTGCAATGGGGAGGGCAAGGAAAAAGATTTCATACTTGCCCCACTTAATACGAAAAGAAAACTTTTTATGGTTCTTCTTAGAAACCTTGGTCGTAGCTTTAGTCTTAGCGAAATCAAACTCTTTCATAATATATTCCTCTCTTTCATGGTTTTATTATATCATAGAATGGGACTTTTGTCAAGCCCCACAGGGGTCAACGCTTGACCGAAATAGCGTCAATCTCCTGCTTGTCATTCATGTGGAACTCGCACAGGGTATAGCTGGCTGCGAGTGCCAGATTCTTCCAATAGGTCAGATGAGAAAAACCCTTATCAATGTGCCAGACCTCGACGTATTCTGCGAAGCGGGTGGTGGTGGAAGAGCGAACTTCACGAATAAACTCACAAACCATCATAATAATTACCTCTCTCTAGCTTTTTAACTCTCTCTCTGTGATTATAGTATACCACTTCATTCCCATGCTGTCAAGGTTTTAGGACAAAAAATAAATAAAAAAATTTTCGCAAAAAGCCTTGACAAACCTCGATGGATGTGGTATAATAGAAAAACGCCGCGCATTGGTGGGGCGCGGCGCGACAAAGAGAAAGGCGCCCTTATAGGCGCCTTCCGCTTAGAACTCCGCATCATCGTCCAACTCGACCTTGCCAAAAATGGCTTCATTCAACCGCTCCCGCAGTTCATAAATCTTCTTGGTGTACCAGTCATACAGCTCAATGTTCAGCAGGTTCTTGCTACGCTCATTATACAGACCAGCCAGTTCCTTTTCCATTGCTACAACGTTCATCATGTTACTTACCTCTCTCTGTTGTGTTTTATCTTCCCTGTGATTATATTATAGCATAAGGGGCTTGTTTTGTCAAGCCCCTTTTGATATTTTTTAAGCCAGCCAAGTGAGCTTCATGTTACGCCAGCAAAGCACAGACTGCTGGTTATGCTGAATGCCAATAGCCACGGCTTCACGCTTGGTGTTTACTCTCTTGGAACTGTCAATGTAGTAAATGCCATTGCTCAGCCACACGCCACAGTCACCCATAGTCTGGATAAACACAGCGGCGACCTTAGCATCTGTGGTTTCATAGCCATGAGTAGCGACCTGCCAACCGCTCTTGTATGCAACAGGCTTGCCCGCCTTAAAAGTCTTGCCATCATTATCAGCCAGAGCCATCAGCATTGCGACCAGTTCATTGTAGTTCATCATAAGTCTTACCTCTCTTGTTATGTGTCTCTCTCTTACTGTCTATATTATACCACAGGCTGTGGCTCTTGTCAAGGGGCTTTTTAGAAGATTTTTGGCTTCATTGCTTCACCAGTAGAAACCTTTAAGAAGCAACCAGCATTGCAATAATATTCTTTGCGGTCAGGCTTGCCCTCTTCATGGACTACGCGCCAGATGGCGGTATGAGTGAGAGTAGCCAGCTCTTTTGCACGCTTCCAAGTGAAGCCGAAGGGCTCTTTATCCACGCCAACAATCTGACCTGCGGCAATGTAAGTGTACATCTTCATAGTAGTTACCTCTCTAACTTCTCTTGTTCTCTGTGATTATAGTATACCATAGTCATGGTATACTGTCAAGCATTTCTTAAAAATATTCTTAGAAAAATTTGCGAAAAAAGTATTGACAAAGCGGGCGGTCTGTGGTATAATGAAGTGGGAGGGCTTCATCTAATAATCTACTGGATGAGAGTTTTTCTTATTATAATCAGCCCGGCGGATAATGACCAGATTATTATAATATAATAAATAGCAGTTAGTATACTATAACCTAAGCTATTGGTATGTCTATACTAACTGCTAAATACTGAATATTAAATTAGGATGAAAAATGAGTTAGCTAATGCAAACAATTAGCAACAAAAAACTACAAAGGTGTTAGCTTATGCTAACAACGGGGGATGGCGCTTGAGAGCGCCACGAGCAGCCTTTGCCCGCTCTACGCAGCGTATGGGGGGTGGGGTTTTGGGATAAAAAATATTTGAAAATGAAAAATGGGTATGTGCTGGTCAACAAAATCTCCAAAAGTTATTTCAAAATAATAATACGAAAAATCAAAATCTCCAAAAGTTATTTTAATTTTAGATAACGAACAAAATCTTTAAAGTTCTAAATTTCGATAGCTTTTTTTAGAATACTCCCCTGTACTAATAGCAGCCTTCACATCGCCATAACCACCAATAGGTTTAATATTAAATAATTTATTATTATGAATTACTTTATTGTTCCACCAGCTTTGATAAGAAGCACCATTAAACATTGCCCATGTCTTTCCCGCATCCGTACTATAACAATAGCAAATAATACCATTATGCTTACTTGGAATCTTATAAGCCTTAGCTTGTTTTGCGGGAACTCCTTCACTTATTAGCAGCTTCTAAAATCTCTTCCTCGTCATCTACCTTACTCCATTTCAACTCAATATCATCATCAACTCTGCTGGTATCTAGCCATTCCTACTTGCTCATCCCGCATTTACACACCAAGATACACAGCCGCAAAGGATAACCCATGCTATCAAGCTAAATTACATTACTTCTTTCATATAACTTAAAATCATGTCGATGGATAAACATATTCTCTCAAAATCTCCTCATTTACATAGCCATCATTAATAGAGAAACTAGTTCTTCTTCCTCTGTCCCAATGAAAAATCGGTTTTTTCTTTTCGGGCTTCTTCCATCCCATTTCTTTAAACCACTGCGGTCTCATTTTTGTTAAATAGACAATAAAATTGTAACAACCTTGATAAGTAGTACAATCATATCCTAAAATGTCATTTGCTAAACATATTTCTTTTGCAGTAAATGTAAATGAATAAATTTTAAATGCACGGGCTTGTCTTGACGGACAGTCAATACTTATCAATAGCTTCTAAAATCTCTTCCTTGTCAAATAAACCCACTCCTTTTCATAAACAAATAGTCAGACAACCATCTGCTATAATCCTCACTAGTCCATTTGCGGTTTCCCTACCTCACTGACGCGATGTACCTACGTCATCCGCTTCTTCAATTACTATTGATTCAGCATAAGTTTCAATAATAGATGCTTTCATAATCTTATAATTTTCAGCCTGAAAGGCTTCATCATTAAGATAAGTCTCTTTAGCTCTTTTCAAATAAAAAGTTAGTCCATCTTTCGCGGCATCTACGCTCCGCCATCTTTCAATTTCATTTGACCACATCTGAGTGAAATAAAAAGAATAATTGGTTCGTCTCTTAGCTAGAGCTTCACCTCTTGAATTAATAATGATATAATAAGTATCTTTTACTGCTCTTGATGACTTTGTTGAATCCATAAAATCTCCTTATTGTGTTACTCTTCTTTTTCATCCATATCAATTTCAACTTCGGTATCTTCCATCTCTTGACCCCAAGTCTTCAAATCAATATCTTCAATTTTTGCTCGAACTTCAAGGTCATAAAGATACTGACCCATCATACTTGCCTGATGGCGCAAAAGACTCATATTGCAAGTTGGTTCAAAGCCAAGAGTTCCCGCATCATAAGACGTAATCATATCATGCAATTTATCATATCTAATTTTAGTCTGCCAGTATTCTGCGGCGAACCTAGCTTTATAGCTTCCATCGACCATTGCCGCAATAGTATTTTTAAGTTCCATTTTTATTTCCTTTCTCTGTATCAACTGCTTTTTTCATGCTGTCTTCAAGCTCATGTGCCCCAGTCAGCTGCTCTAGTACTGTATAAAAGTGCATTTTTTCATTACTTGCCCATCGTCTCCACCATAGAGGGTCTGTATTTGGCTCGATAGGATCTCTAGGCTTAAGGCGCGCCAATTCATCAACAGCCGCAGCATACCTAAAATAGATACTATCAAATCCAAAAGCTAATCTATCAGTGACTAGCTTTTGATGCTCTTCTTTTGAAATGGTTACATTAGGATTTTCCTCTCTTAGCGCTTCTGCAAACTTTTCATAATTTTCAACGAGTCTATTAAACTCATGACTTTCTCGATTCATTTTTTAAAATCTCCTTTAATATTATTCGACTACTTCCAGCAATGCTCTTGTCGTCTGATTTTCGATTTTAATTTGACAAGCCTTCATTGCATTAAGCGCAGTAATATGGCTTACAGGAGTAACACCAGCACAGCAATAAGCATCTACAATGATAGGCACATTAGGCATTTCTGCCTTCAGCAGCATTGCATTACTGATAACGCAAATATCAGTGCAAACACCAATCAAAGTAATACTCTCAATATTAAGCCCGCCAAAATCAGAATTATAGCTCCAAATATACTCACTTTCAGGATTAAAATATTCCATCAAACGAGTTGAACCAAAAGTAGGTTTATCAAAAGTATTGTCTTCAGTGACAAAAGGTTTTAGCTCATCAATAATCTCCCAGCCTTCTGTCTGATAAATACAATGCGGGACAGGTAGGTTTTTACCTTCCTGGGTCTCAAGATAATTATCAAAATGGGTGTCGCGAGTGAACAAAACAGCTCCATCCCAATTCTTCACCTTATCAACAACTGCAGGTACGATTTCCCTTGCGTCTGGCGTACCAAGACAACCAGTAATGAAATCATTCTGCATATCTACAACAATAAGAATTTTCATATTAAACCTCTCTTACTCCCAATTACAATTAGGATTGTACATAGGCATCGGCAACAGCTTAAAAGTATTAGCATCATGCATCTTATCAATGCGGGCGGCAGTGGCTGTGTCGTTACCAAAATCTCCAGTTCTGATGTAGCGGTCAAGGAACTGATAAGTAAAACCGAAATTATCTTCATCGCTCTTATCAGTCAAACCATCTGCGGGAATCTTTTCAATAAACTTCTTAGGGAGACCCAACTCATATCCAATCTGTTTTACCTCAGTAACAGTCAGCTTACCCAGAGGACTAAACTGACCAGCGCCATCACCAAATAAAGTCGCCCAACCGATATAATCTTCGCTAAAATTACAAGTATTAGCAACTCGACCATTTACGCTCTGAGCAACCATAAACAAAGTTGCCATACGAAGGCGGGCAGGCAGGTTAGTGGCAGCATTAGAGCTAAGTTTAATATCATTAGCCGCAAGTTCCTCAGTCAGACTATCATAGGCTTCGCCAATATTAATGTCCATATAATCAATATCAAGATACTCGCAAATCTCTACTGCAATATCACTATCTTTCATAGTATCATTAGGCATAATCACGCCAAAGACTCTATCCTTACCAAGAGCTTCACAACACAACGCTGCCACAATAGTAGAATCTTTACCACCACTCATGCCAATGACTGCATTACAATCAGAACCATTCTTGCGAAAATAATTACGAATCCAAGTTACAATCTCATCTTTAGTCTTCTTTGCATCAAAACTATAAGGTCTAATCATATTTCTTAATCTCCTTTATTTATCTTATAATTTATTATACCATATTTTTTATAAAAATAAAAGGGTAAATTATTCAATTTACCCTTTTACATTATTTAATCTAACTTCCAAAGTTCACAATGAACATCCTTAAAGATTTCTTCAATCATAGGCTCAACGATACTCCAATCCGCACCGCCCCGCACACAACCAATTTTATAGGGCATAGCTACTTTACTATTGTTCTGTTTAGCGATTGCGGCAACTGCAGATAGTGCGAGCTTTAGAGCTTTGATGTTTGTATACTGCCCGCCATCATAACCATAATTATCTTGAGCAAAACAATTTACAATGGTTCTATTGGGATTAACTCTAACAAACTGAGCCTGACCCAATAGAGAAGTACCTAATCCTACAGACCTCTCCCAAAGATTCATGTACTCCCAATAAACATCAGGATAGCGCTCTCTAACTTCTTTAGCAACACCACTTGCCATCTTACCTTTGCAGTTTACCTGATGACAAATATATTTTGCATCAGTATCAAAAACATTACCAGTTTTAATTTCTACCATTAAAATGCAGTTTCCTTTCCCTTAAAAGTCCGCAATCGATTGCGAATAGTCTGTAAGTCCTCTTCTTCAATCATCTGACTATCCTTATAAATAGTATCAAGCCAATTATAAGATTCAATAGCGTCCCACTGTTCCTGATTTAACCCATCCTGATAAATAAACTGATTATCCTTAGTATTAAAACTTACATTGCACAAACCCTTAAGACTCTTCTTAAAATGGTCAGTATCAGTTTTAGGATTCTTAAAGATAGGAATTTCCTTACCATTAATGACTCCATAAGTTGCCTTAACCGCCATACCGAAAGTGTCACGAGTAAAAGGCTTCAGAATTCCATCCTGCTCAATACACTGCATAGAGAAAGAACCAACACCAAGACTAACGTTATTTGCAGCAAAGCCCTTACTTTCCAGTTCCTTATAGATAGCTTCACACCGCTGAATAGTAATAGAATCGCCATACAGAGCCTTCACATGAGGATCAAGAACTTTATAGCCCTTACTATTGATAGTTCCACCAAAAATATCCCACAGATGGTAAACAGTCTGAGTTACAATATTAATAGGATTACCAGAATCGCCACGAATCAACAGGGTACCGTCATGATTCATAATTTCATCCTTCAGCTGCGGCAGAATATTATCAACCATATTCCAATAGTCATAAGAATCAGAAACCATAGAGAAACTAGAATGCGGGTACAGCTGAGTCAGTGCGCGACGGACAAAAGAAATCTCATCTCCATCAACCGCTGCATTAGAGCACATAACACTATGCTCAGTGCTGATTGCGCCAAAAGCCACAGGCTCCTTAGAACAGTCGCAATTATACATTTTCTCAAGGTAAGGAATGGCGGGAACAGTTGCAGTATTAAGGAAACTCAAACACCAACCCGCACTAGACTTAATAGCAGACTGCATACACTCCTGACCACGGAAACTAAAATCACCCAGAGCTCTTGCATGAGGAATATTATCTTCCACAGTCATATCATAATACTTATCGACAATATCACGATAAAGAGAACCAACAGTTGCAGAAATCATAGGATGCCACAGCTCAGAACTCATAAAAGACTCCAAAAACTGCGGAACCCACGCAAAATCAGGATGAGTGTTACTCATCTCAAGAAAAGGCACATGAATAGGACACAGAGAGCCTTCAGGTAGAGTCCGAATTTCAACAGGTAGATAACCCAAATCATGCAAAGCCATAATTTTATTAATATCATATGCGGTAGAGCCAAGGGTGTTATCAAGCACGTGCTGATACTCTTCCTTCACCTTATCCGCAGGCTGATTAAAGAAATTCTCATTAAAATAATCAATCAGATAATTCTTACAAAAAGCCTGAATACCAAAAACAACCACGCTATCCACGCCATCAAGACGGCTCATACGAGGAGTAAAATAACTTACCAGCTTAGTAGTCCCCTTAGGAAACTGCTGGGCATGAGTAGTCTTATAAAAATCACACATCAACATAGGATTAATATTCATAAATTTTATACCTCTCTTTAAACTCTACAACTTGCAATCATACTCTGTTCTGCAAGGAAAATAAAAATATTTTCATTCCGCTTAGTAAGAATACTATCAGTAGTATAAACAGTTTCAATCAATTGTTTATTAGTAAAGATTTTTCCTTTGTTGGGATCAAGGATACTATCTTCACAATGAGTAACATACATATCAATACTACCGGCACCAGCCTCTTTCAGAGCTTTTGCGCTGTAATACATAGTGCCGCCATAAGCACAAATATCATCAATCAATAGAATTTTTGGACGAATCATTGTTTTAAGAATATCCTTACCAACAATTTTAAGTCCTTCAATTTCACCAGTATTCCAATCACGAATTTTGTCTCCATGAATTACTGGCTTATCACAGCACTGATGAATAATAGATTCATAGCGTTTCATTGCGCCTGCATCAGGAAAATAAATTACATCAGGACTACTACAAATAACAGCTTTCTTAATTGCTACGATAGGCTGATAATTAATACAATTATCGAGTAAACCAACAGAAACATCGCTATGAGCATCAAGAACATGAATCTCTGCAAAACCTACTGTATTAAGCATTTTTGCGAAATACTTAAGAGTAAAAACATCATCTTTATGGACTCTATCCATTCGAGCATTAGGGATATAGGGCATATAAAGAACAGGCTTGTATCCTCGGCTCTTAATATACTCGCCAATCATACAAACAATAGGAAATTCACTCATATCATGGTAATGCCAACTTACAAAACCATCCATTGTCATAGTAAGATTTTCTTTCAGATGCGGAGTTCCGTCAGGAAACTGACTAATATCGATACCTCGTGCGTAAATCATTAAATTCCTCCCATATCGTGCGGATCCGTAACTCCATCGCGCTCACTAGCTGAGGTCTTCCGCATCATAACAATATCATGTTCTGCTCGTTCATCTGCATCGTGCGAGACACTACACATAGCAAAAACAAAAAAATAAACAAAAGAAATACCAGCAAAAATTGAAATCCAAATCCAATTATCAATTAGCCATTTAATCATTCTTGTCCTTCCAATCATTATTAATAAATTCATCAATAAAGACAATTATCCAACAAATACAATAAAGAAGTCCCATAAGGGCGAGAGCAAAAATAACTGACGCTACAAGACAAATGATAATATAAATAACAAAAAGAATAAAAATATCAACCATAATATTTTAACACCTGTTTCTTAATAAATTGCTCTAACTTAACAGTATCAAGTTCTCCAGGAACTTCTATATCTGTCGCAGGAAAATAAATTACTTTAATCGCGTGTTCCTGACAAAATTGAATTGCTTCCCAATCTTCGCCAAATTGATTCCCATCCCAAAAGATAAGACACATATCAGCATCAAACTGTAACCCCATACGAACTTCAGTAATTTTTTCGCCACAAAGCTCACATGCGTCTTTAACCCAATTCATTGCGCGCAACATATCTACGGTTCGCGCGTGATTAAATCGAAAATGTTGAATATCAAATTTCATCAGGCTCTTCCTTTCTATAAAGTTCTTTTTGCTCTTGATACCAATTCAAAGTTGAAGAGGGGCAAATACAGCCACAACAAAACCAATCACATTCCATAGAACATTGACAACTTTCATCTAAACAATATGGAATTTGAACTGGCTGTTGATGAGTTGTATTTGTAAGCTCCCATTCTTTCGCTAATTGAATATTATAATTATTTACAATCCAATAATAACGAAAAAGAAATTTATGTTCTTGATATTCTTTCTTTTGTTCATCGGTATATGGAAAATATGCTTTCCACATATGTTTTCCATTAATAGTCCAATCTTCCTCTTCTTTTGGTCGTTCAACAATCCAACCTTGCTTTTCAACTTTTTGAGCTTCCGCTTCAGAATGAACTGTTTTTGTTTTAAAAGGGTCAGAAATATGAGCTAAAATACAATGGTCATTCCAAGCCAAATCAGAAAGCAAAGATGCTGAACCAAGTGGGGTAAGTGTCATATTTATTCCTTCTTTTTTCTTTTGATAATTTATTATAACATTTTTTTATAAAGTTATCAATGGGCAAATTTTTGAATTACTGAAAAAAATATGATATACTAGAAATAAAAAGGAAGAAAGGAGATTTTTTATTATATGGATGACGCTTATAATAATAAAAATCTAGTACTAAGAGATGAGGATGATGAAGAAGATCCCTCAAATGATTTAGATTATGTAGACTAGAGAATTGAAGACTTAACAGAGACAGAAACTAAAAAATCTTCTACTAAGTTAGATTATTCTCTTTAGACAAAAGAAGAACGCAATGCTTTAGTAACAAAAATTATTGCGGAGACTCCGCCTGAGCAACTTACACCTAAATACTTGGAGATTTTGGCAGACTACATTGTATTCGCTATGGATAAAGAAGAAAGAAAAGGAAAAAAGACTCTTACTCCAAATAGAATGGTTACAATAAATAAGCGGGAAACCTCTTATGAAGGGCTTGTAGCTAAGCTAGAAAATGGAGAAGATGGTATTTATGGAATGATTTCCGATTTGGGAAAAAATATTCTGTTTACGCCAAAGAATGAGATTACTCAAGCTGATATTGATGAAGTTCCAGGACTTAAGGAATTACGCGATAATATTCAATAGCTTGAAGAATAGGAAAAGCTAGCCCGCGGCAAACGTAAATATCTTTTAAAGAAATAGATTATTGAGATGCGGCAAGATTAGTATGTTCTTAAGAATGAATTTAGAAAGCCTATTCATGTTATGAATGTCTTTAAAGGTTTTAATCAAATTGATTTTGATGAACATATTACAATTAATGATGATGGGACTGTATCAAGTGATGGTATTATTTCTTTCTTTAATCCTAAACATATTTCCGCACTTTTATGTAATTACTCCAAATTAAAAGAAAATGCTTGGGGCGTATTTGAGAGCGATGGATATTACATGATGGAAGATCTCGATCGCTTGATTGAATAGACTCTAAAAGATAAATACCCGCTTTACTATGACCTTTTGATTTATAAGATTGATGGCAAAGCTAACGCAGAAATTTAGTCTTTACTTTTTAGAGATCACCATATTAAACATTCTGTTGAATACATTTCCTGTCTTTGGCGCAATAAGATTCCTAAGCTATTGGCGGAATAGGCACAAGAGAACTATATAATGTGGTACTATACTACTCAAGAGAAGGGTAAATGGAAGAAATGTGGTCGTTGCGGTCAAGTAAAACTTGCACATAACCGCTTCTTCTCTCGCAACAATTCTAGTAAAGATGGCTGGTATAGTATCTGTAAAGAATGTAGAAATACTAAAATTCCTAAATTTTCTATGGACGAAATGCCGCAAGAAGAAACTTGCTAAAAACATATAAGAGAAAAGGAGGTTAGTATTTATGCCTACATATTCTGGTGTATATAAAGTTTGTGCTAGATGTAATCGCAAACTTAAAGAAGAAAATTTTTATACGATGAAGACTGGCGGAAGAGCAGACCTTTGTAAAGAATGCTTAACCGCACATATTGATAATTTTGATCCAAGTACTTTTCTTTGGGCTCTTGAAAAAATGGATGTTCCTTATATCCCTGGCGAATGGAATGTGCTAAGAGATAGAGCCTATAATAAAGACCCAAAAAAGATGAACGGTATGTCTGTTTTTGGTAAATATCTTTCTAAGATGAAACTAAAACAATGGAAAGATTATGGCTGGGCTGATTCTGAAAGACTTCAAGAGGAAGCTGGAGAGAAAGCAGCTAAAAAAGAAGAAGAAAAGAAAGAGTTTGAAAAAGATTTAAAAGAGCGACATGAGAATGGTGAGATTTCAGATGCGGAATATCTTACCTATATGAGTACGGAAAGTTAGAATGATGAATATATTAATAACTTACCTCAACAAGACGTTGTTGGAGCAAATAATTATTTCCGTGAAGAAAATTATATTGATTAGTCTGAACTCCCTGATCCTGCCGCACAATTAACTCAAGAAGATAAAATCTATCTTGCAATGAAGTGGGGTAGACTTTATAAGCCTGATGAATGGGTCACTTTAGAACAAAAGTATACAGATATGAAAAAGTCTTTTACTATTAATGATTCTGATTCTGAAAGTGCTTTGATTCTTATTTGCAAAACTTATTTGAAGATGAATTAGGCGGCTGATGCAGGTGATTATGACACATTCCAAAAGCTATCCCGCGTTTATGATTCTTTACGTAAAGGCTCTAAGTGGACAGCCGCACAAAACAAAGAAGGCAAATCTGATGCTGTTGATTCTGTTGGCGAATTAGTGCTGATGTGTGAAAAATAGGGTTTTATTCCTCGTTACGTAACTAATATCCCTCAAGATAAAGTTGATTAGACTCTTGCGGATATGAATAAATATGTTTACAACTTAGTTACTAAAGATTTAGGTCTAGGTCAATAGATTGAAACTCAGTTAAAGAAAATGAAAATCCATGAAGAGATGGAGCATGACGAAGAAACTGGTAATACTCAGCTTACTGACCAAGACCATGAGGATTTTTATAAAAGTGTTTTTGCTCAGCGTCGTAGAGATAATAATGCGATTGAGGAGGAAATCTAATGGCACTTGCAGATTTATTGGCTCTTGCAGATTCAAAAGAGTTAAAGAAGTAGGATTTAACTGAAGAGCGTATTTAGGCTTGTATTCCTGTTTTGCGGTAGTATGTAGCCTTTTGGCGCGAATATCCTGATATTTTTGTTGATTTCCTTTGTGGTGGAGACAATGCAGGTCCAGAGACCCTGCATTTATTCTTTTACCAAAGAGTATTTTTGCGGGCGGCTATGCGACATCGTCAAGTTTATGCAACTTTTCCGCGTGCATACTCTAAATCTTTCCTGTCGGTTTTAATTCTAATGCTACGTTGTATTTTGTTTCCTGGCTCTGACTTATTTGTTACCACTGGTGGCAAAGAGCAAGCTGCAAGTATTACAAAAAGTAAGGTTGAAGAGTTATGTAAATTAATTCCTGGCTTGAAAAATGAGATTAACTGGGACAGAGGACAATCTAAAACTTCTAAAAATGCTGTTGAATATATTTTTAAAAATGGAAGTAAACTTAACATTCTAGCCGCTACATAGGCATCACGTGGTCAGCGTCGAGTCGGAGGACTAATCGAGGAGTGTATCTTGGTTGACTAGGATACTCTAAACGAAGTCATCATTCCTACAATGAACGTCGATCGTCGGCTTCCAGATGGCACCCGTCATAAAGAAGAGGTCACGAACAAATCCCAGATTTATGTCACGACCGCCGGATGGAAGAACTCGTTCGCTGGACTTATTATCGTCATAGGCGAACTAAAACTGTGTGAACTCTAAAAATAGAGGTGTGAATTAATATTTATTAATTTGCTAATGGTGAAAGTATAATTAGATAATTATATAACGCTATGCCAAGCTATTATAGAAATATAATAGAAGGTTCAGAGACTATCGAAAGCTATGTTGCTAAATATAAGTGAGTAGAGTAGGGGTTTAATGAAATGTAAGCCCCCAAGCGCACAGAATCTAAAAATTTTTGGACAAAAATAAAAATGAGTGATAAGCAAAAAATCAATTACTTATGAAAGCAAAAATAATCGAAAAATAAAGGAGATTATATTATGGAAGAATGGAAAGTAATTGATTTTGCAACAAATTATGAAGTGTCTAATCTAGGACACATTAGAAATCGCACTACAAAAAAAGTGTTGAAAGGACGAGATACTAAAAGTGGTTATCTTCAAGTCTCATTAAAATTAAATAGTACAAATAAATTCTAGAATTAGTATATACATCGTGTAGTTGCTTTGATATGGATCCCTAATCCTGAAGAAAAAAAAGAAGTAAACCATATTGATGGCAATAAAACTAATAATGAGATTTCTAACCTAGAATGGGTGACAAATAGTGAAAATCAACTTCATAAAACTCATATTTTAAAAAAGACAGTAACAAGCAATAGAAAAATTGGAATGTTCTCTAAAGAAGGAGAACTAATTAAAGAATTTAATTCTGTTGTAGAAGCTGGTGCTTATTTTGGGAAAAGCAGAATCAATATTGATAATGCTTTAAAGCATAAGCAGAATTAGCAAACTGCTTATGGATTTGTTTGGAAATATTTAGATTAAGAAATAGTCCATTTTATAAAACTATAAAATATATGAAAAATTAATCGAGACCCTTGTTAAATAGGTGCTAAATCCAGGCGAAGCTATGATCTTGGGCGGTACTTATAAAATTCCAGTTATGGAAGAATTATTAAGCAAGAGCTTCGTTCAAGACCTAAAGTTAGACGGCACTTATAACGATTCTTCGTTTTCAAGAGAATATGAATCTGAGTGGTCTGGCGATGCAGAAAATGCATTCTTCTCAGCTGAAACATTTGATAAATATAGAGTGTTATTATAGCCTGAGTATGAATCTAGTGGACGCTCTTCTAAAAATGCTTATTATATTCTTGGAGTTGACGTTGGTCGTATCGGATGCACAACTGAGGTATGTGTCATCAAGGTAACCCCGCAACCGCAAGGCTCAGCATTAAAATCCTTAGTTAATATTTACACTTGGGAAGAAGAAGACTTTGAAGCTCAAGCTATTAATCTAAAGAAACTTTATTATAAATATAAAGCAAGATAGATTGTCATTGATGCTAACGGTCTAGGTGTTGGTTTAGTTGATTTTATGACAAAAGTACAGATTGATAATGAGACTGGCGATGAACTTCCAGCTTTCGGTGTTTCAGGAGGCACTGCCGCAGATACAAATGATTTGTATAAAAAGATTCGTGGTGCTGATGTAGAAGAAAACGCTATGTATTTAATGAAAGCTAATGCACCCATCAACACTGAAGCGCATACTTATGTTTAGACTTAGCTCTCTAGCGGACGTGTAAAATTCTTAATTGATGAGAACTAGGCTCAAGTTAAATTAATGTCTACTAAAGTTGGTCAATAGATGGATGCAGATAAGCGGGCAGAGCATTTGAAGCCATTTACTTTAACTACAATTCTTCGTGAATAGATGCTTAATCTAGTAGAAGAAAATGAAGGTGTCAATATTATTTTGAAACAGTCTTCCCGTGGTATTAAGAAAGATAAGTTCTCAGCTTTTGAATACGGTATGTATTATATTAAATTAGAAGAAGAGAAACGCCGCAAACATAAGGCGTCCCGCCTATCAGATTTTATGTTCTTTACTTAATAAGGACAAAAAATAAAAATTCATAGAAAGAGTTTTTAATATATAAATAGAAACAGAAAGGAGGAAGAGTATGAGAGCTTCAAGAGGTGAAATTAAGATTGAAGAAATTCTTAAGATGGCTGGTCTTGATTTTGAAGAAGAGTACACTTTTCCAGACCTAGTAAGTTCTTCTGGTCATCCTTTACGTTTTGACTTTTGTGTTTTTGATGATAATAAAGATATAGATTTCTTGATTGAGTTTCAAGGAATCTAGCATTATGAACCTCGCAGTAAATTTGGCGGGTTCGAAGGCTTGCGGAAGCAATAGTACAATGATATGTAGAAGCGAGTCTATTGTGATAAACACGGATTAAAGCTAGTAATTATTCCTTATACCGATGAAGCGCGTGTGAATTATGATTATATTATGCGTGCGGCTGGGTATTAAATAAAAATCCTAGTTTTAAATAAAAGTTGACTAGAAAGAAATTTTGTGATATACTAATTTAGAAAGGTAAGGTGTCATACTTGATAAATAGAGTACAAGAAATCAAGAAAAAAGGTTTTTCTATGACTCCAGCAGACACCGAAAATATTAATCCTTTTGTTCCAGTAGACTTTTCTAAGGTGCAAATTGGTACTAAGAAAGTCGAAGATGCAATTTATGAATTAGGTGATTTTAAGAAAGCAAATCCGCGCTTTGGCGATAAGAAAGTTGTTCTTGATGCTATTTAGCGTAGTGATTATAACCTAATGCGAGATATATCAAATTTCTATTATAAGACAAGTGGTATCTATAATAGATTATGTCGTTATATGGCATATATGTATAGATATGATTGGTATGTTACTCCTTATATTAATTCAGATTCAGCTAAAGATGAGAAGGTATTAGATGGCTTCAATAAAACTTTAATGTATCTTGATAATTTTGGAGCAAAAAAATTCTTTGGTGAAGCTGCTCTTAAAGTACTAAGAAATGGTGCTTATTATGGTTATATCACAAAGAACGCAGATAGACCTACCATTTAGGAGCTTCCACCTAAGTATTGCCGCTCTCGTTTTACTGCGGCGACAGGATAGCCACTTGTTGAATTCAATATGAGATTCTTTGATGACTATTTTAGCACTGCCGCACAAAAGCAAAAGATGCTAGAGGTATTCCCGCCAGAATTTAAAAAAGGTTATGCTTTATATAAACAGAATAAGTTACCGCCAGATTTTGCAGGAGATACTTCAGGATGGTATTTATTAGATGCTGAGAGTGCTATAAAATTTAATATTAATGGAGAAGATTTTCCAGCTTTTATTTCTGTTATTCCTTCTATTATTGCTCTTGATGAAGCATAGGGATTAGATAGAAAAAAGATGGAACAATAGCTATTAAAGATTATTATTCAAAAAATGCCAATGGATAAAAATGGTGATTTAATCTTTGATGTAGATGAAGCAAGAGAGCTACATAACAATGCGGTTCGTATGCTTGGTCGTGCTATTGGTATTGATGTTCTTACCACTTTTGCTGATGTTGAAGTTGCAGATATGCATAGCACAAGTGCAACGAATGCAGACGACAAGAGTATGGATAGAGTTAAATCAGCTATTTATGATTAGGCTGGTGTTTCTTAGATGCAATTTAATACTGATGGTAATATTGCTCTTGAGAAGTCTATTTTGAATGATGAAGCATCAATGTACAATCTTGTTCAGCAGTTTGAACAATTCCTTAATATTCTAATTAAAGACTTTAATAAGAGTCCTAAAAAAATTTATTATAAAGTGCAAATTTTGGGCACAACCATTTATAATTATAAAGATTTATCTAAATTATATAAGGAACAAACTCAATTAGGCTATTCTAAAATGTTGCCACAAATTGCTTTAGGTCAATCTCAAAGTTCTATTTTAGCAACTGCTCATTTTGAAAATGATATTCTAGACCTTGTTTCTACTTTTATTCCACCTATGTAGTCTAGTACTATGAACGCTGATGCAATTAAGCAGAGAAATGGCGGCAATAATGAAAGTAAAAATAATGGAAATAATGCTAGTGATAATGGTAATGGTAGACCTACTAAGGAATCTTAGGGAGAAGCTGTTACTGAAAAGACAATGCAGAATAGAGAAAGTGCAAAATAAGAGAAAGGAGATAAATAATGCATATTAGTGTAGCAACAATAGATTCTCCAGAATTTATTAATTTACAGCCTATGGATATTAATCCATTTATGTCAAGTTGTGACATTAAGGTTTTATATCTTGGAGAAAATAGAAATCATAGCTATATTACAAAAGAAGTAGCTACTGATATGGCTAAAACTTTGCGGGGAGCCCCGATTGTTGGATACTTTAAATCTGAGAAAGATGACTTTGCAGACCATGGTCAGTAGATGGTTATTGATGATGAAGGTATTAAGTTTAATTGTTTGACAAAGCCTTATGGTTTCGTAGCTCCTGACGCAAAAGTTTGGTTCCAAAAATTTGAAGATAAAGATGATTTTGGGAATAGTATTACTAGAGAGTATCTTATGACTACTGGCTATCTTTGGACTCATCAGTTTGAAGAAGTTAAAAAGGCGGTTGAGGGTGAAGGCCGTCCGCAGTCTATGGAGTTAGATAATGATACTCTTGATGGAAAATGGTCAACAAATGTTAATACTGGTGTTGACTTTTTCATTATTAATGACGCAATTTTTACAAAACTGTGTATTCTAGGTGAAGATGTTGAGCCTTGCTTTGAAGGTGCTAGTGTTACTGCCCCTGATGTAAGTACTCATTTCACTAAAATGGATGATAGTTTTACTCAAACGTTATTTACTATGATGCAAGATTTGAAGAAGATTGTATCAGAAGGAGGATAGAACATGGCTTTAGATAATACCACTAATCCAGTAATGGATGAAGGCAAGCCTGCTACAAATTTTTCTGAAAATGGGGACAATTCTAATTCAGTAAATCCCGCAGAAAATAATAATAATACAGAAGGCTCAGCAGATACCAGCTTTGCTAAGAAAGATGATCCTGAGAAGAAGGATGATAATAGCGAAGATGATGGTAAGAATGCGGATGACGAAGGTGATAAGAAGCCTGCATCTAAGGATGAAGGCGAGAAAGACCAGAAGCCCGCTGATGAAGATAAGAAGAAAGCAGAAAAGTATGACCTACTCGTTGCTGAGCATGAAGATCTTCAGACTAAGTTCACTGAGTTGCAGACCAAGTTTGATGCTTTGACTGCACAGTGCATAGAGTTAACTGCTTTTAAGAAGTCTATTGATGATACTAAAAAGAAAGAACTTATTGATAGCTTCTATATGTTGTCAGATGAGGATAAGGCAGATGTAAATGAGCATTTTGATACTTATTCTTATGATGATATTAAAAAGAATCTGTCTGTTATTTGCTTTGAGAAGAAAGTTAGCTTCACCGCAAATGAAGATGAGACAGAGAAGAAGGAAAATCCTTCAATGACATTTAATTTAAATGATAATGGGGATAGTAGTGTTCCAGCTTGGCTTAGTGCTTTGAAGAATACTCGCGACGCCCATAAGGTTTAAGGAGGAAATATAAACTATGGCTACTATTAGTAGAATTGGTTTTGGTCAGGTAGAGCCTAATCATCTGTCTGCCCAGAGAACCGCACAGATTTATGCACAGCTTCCTGCCAAGTCTGACATTGACATTCTTGAGAATGGTCAGTTCGTAAAGTATGATTACGCTGAGGGCGTTTGCGACTTTACTGGCGAAGGCGAGTGGATGTTGGTTTACAATGAAGTTAAGTTGTATGATGACTTCTGGAGAGAGACTTATAAGGACTTTGCCTTGATTAAGGATCACTATACTCCTGGCGATAATGAGATTACTCATGATGGTCTTGGTCCTTTCCCTGGTCAGATGACTCCTCGTGTATTTAAGACCAATGTTGGTGATATTTTTACTACTAACTGTGTTGGTGCTGGTAATACCGATGGTAAGACTAAGTATGCTGGCATTGAACTTGCTGATAAGGACTTGCTAAAGATTAACGATAAGGGCTTCTTTGAGAAAGTTGAGAAGCAGGCTGCAGCAACTGAAGCTATGCTATGGCAGGTTGCTAAGGTTACTACTATGCCTGATGGTCAGCCCGCAGTAAAAGTTCAGCGCATTCGCTAATTTGAAGAAGGAGGAAAAGAATAATGGCTTTAGATACTAAAAATCTTTTGGCTCTTGCCAAGGCAACTGCAAATGCTAATCCGACTTCTATGACTTCTTATTCTTTCAATATTGATGGTAAGAATGAGTCTTTTAGCTATGCTGATTTGAATAATACTCTTCGCTCAGAGTTAAATGAGCTATGTGGTAATGGCAACTATTACCAGTTCCAGGCTAATCAGAATACTATTTTCTCTCTGATGGCTCAGACTATTGATGATGTTCTTCCTAAGAAGGTTCTTGAGCAGTATGGCGCTTTCGCTGAGGTTAAGAATTTTGCTCAGGGTGATCGTCCTATCTTTACTCAGAAGATTACTGTTGCGGCTAAGCGTCGTGCAAAGCAGTTTATTACTAAGGTCGGTCTGAATGGTATTTACGAAGTCTTCAAGCTGGATGGCAAGAGCTTCGAAGTGAAGACCAGTGCATTCGGCGGAGCTGCTCAGATTGCATTTGAAGAGTTCCTTGATGGCCGCGTTCAGATGTCTGATGTTCTAGATATTGTTTATGAAGGTCTAGATGAAGCGGTCTATCTGGAGATTGAGCGTGCTTTAAAGGCAACTGTTACTAGTCTACCTGCCGCAAATGTTCATACTGATACTGCTTTCAAGGAAGCTGAAATGGACAAGCTGATTAGCGTAGCTGATTCTTATGGTAAGGCAGTTATTTATTGCACTTATGAGTTTGCTGCTACTATGGTTCCTGCTGAGGGCTGGGTCTCTGAGAACATGAAGGACCAGAAGTGGAATAATGGCTACCTAGGCAACTATAAGGGTCATCAGGTTATCGTTCTGAATCAGTCTTATGAAGATGAGACCAATAGTAAGAAGGTTATCGACCCTGCTTATGCTTGGATTATTCCTACTGGTGCCCAGAAGCCAATTAAGATTGCTTTTGAAGGTCAGACTATTGTTCAGAATATCACTAACCGCGATCAGTCTATGGAAATCCAGATGTACAAGAAGTTTGGTGTTGGTACTATTGTAACCAATAACATCTGTGTCTATAAGAACTCTAGCCTAACTCGCTAATTAAATATAGATAACTTGTATGGGGAGATAATAATTTAATAAGGTTATTATCTCCCCATTTTTTTTATATGAGATAAAAGGAGATAAATTGAATATGTTGGATAAAAACACTGTGATTAAGGTCACAAATAGAGATGCTGGTAGTGTTGGATATACCGTACCAGATTTACGTATTGAACGTTAGTATCAAAAGGGAGAAACTAAAGAAGTTACTATGGAAGAACTTCGTAAGTTGTCTTATTTGCCTGGCGGTGACTATATTATTAGAAATTGTTTGCAGATTGATAATGAAGATGCCGTTACTGAACTTTTAGGTGATGATGTTCAGCCAGAATATTATTATACTGAAGCTGAAGTTCGTGAATTGCTGACTGGTTCTGGCACTCTTGATCAGTTGCAAGATTGTCTTGATTTCGCTCCTGCTGGTGTTATCGATATGATTAAGGATATCGCAGTTAAAGAAGAAATTAATGACATTTCTAAGCGTAAAGCTATTTATGATAAAACTGGTTTTAATGTGGATTCTGCAGTTATGATTAAGCATGAAACTGAAGCAGAGGAAACTAAAGAAGAGACTTCTGGTCGTCGTGCAGCTCCTATTAAGAAAACAGAGGTTGCAGCTCCAACTCGTAAGGCAGCTCCTATTCAAAAATATAATGTAGTAAAATAATTAAGTGGAGGTGTATTATGTCAAATATAACTAGTACACCTTTTTCTTATATTTATGATAGCTTTTTATCTAAGATTACAGATGATATGTATATGGAATTAACTGAACTAGATACATATCAACTATTGGAAGAATTATTATTATCTGCAATTCAGAAATTTGAATTTCCAAGAGTAGACTTAACTGAATATGAGTTAGTATCTATTACTGATGAAATTAAATATACTGGTGCAGAGAGCGGTTAGGAAGAGGTTCCCGCAATTTTATACGAAGGTGGCTCTTTTACAAGTGCCTTAACCGCAGAAGAAATTAATATTCTTGCAACATATATGGTAGTTGAATGGCTAGGACAATAGCTAGCTAGCGTTGAGAATACTAGAATGAAATATTCTGGTAGCGATTTTAAATTTACTTCTCAAGCTAACCATATGCAGAAATTACTCTAGTTAAAGAAAGATTATGAAAGAGAAGGTTTTCATCTTCAGAGACTTTATAAAAGACGTCAAAAGGATTCTGAAACTAATGTGTATAAGTCTACTTTTGGCTCAATTATGTTTACTGAAGATGAGTTGAAAGATGCTTTACCTGAAAAATGGAATAGAAATTTCTGAAGAAACTCTCAGCAATAATTTAACTAGATTAATTAATTAGATATATAAGTTATTACCAAATAGAGAAGAAGGTTTAGATTGGATAAAACCTTTAGATAGTATCACTGAAGAACTTGCGGGAATGGGAGATTTGTTAAATTCTGAATAGAGTAGTTTTTTTTAGCTACTATGTAAATTAAAAGGACTTAAATCTCTTTCTTCTGATGAAGATTTTGCATTATATAGACGCATTATCTTTGAATGTTTATCTTTACTAAATGGAATAAAGGAGTCGCTATGTCAATAGAAACATTAAATAAAAGATTAAACTATCGCGGCGGCTCTGCTCAAAACCGAATGGTTCAAGATAAAAGAAATTCTTTAGCAAAACCGCTTATTTATTCATATCAAAGCATGACCGCAGAATTTGCGGATGGACGTAGGTTTAGAGCTCTTATGAATAAGAACAAAGAAACTATGGATTATTACGATTAGATTCTTTCTATTCCATATAAAGATATATGTCTTAATCCTGAGGTCAGCCGTCATGAAAAAACTTCTGAAGGACAAGAAGAAACTGGGATTAAAGTTGGAGATACTTTTACTTGGGTAGAAACAAATACTCACTGGATTGTTTATAGTTAGAACCTAAATGAAGCTGCATATTTTACTGGAAACGCGCGTTTGTGTGAGTAGACTATTGAAATTAATGGTCATAAATATTGGGTCTATATCCGTGGTCCAGTAGAAACAGATATTCCATGGAATCAAAAAGGTGGAATCAACTGGAATGATGGAAACTATTCCTTAATTATGTTCGTAACTAAAAATGAGGAAACCGCAGAGTATTTTCATAGATTCACAAAAGTAGATATTACTGATGAATTTGGTAAAACACAAAAATGGGAAGTTGCCAGTTAGAACCCTTATTACGGAACTGGAATTATATAGGTTTGTTTAAATGAAACCTTTAACAATGAAATCGAAGATGCTGTAAAAAATAAAGATTCTGAAACAGAAATTGAGAAAGATAAACCTTATATCAATGGTCCCACAAAAGCCACATTGTATGATACTGTTACTTACACTATTGTAAATCTAACTGGCGGCGAGTGGCTTATAAAAGAAAATGGCAGTGAAGAAAAGGCTCTTAAAATTACAGATGCCTCTATTTCACTAGATATTACAAATAAAAAGTGTGGCGGTTTCTAGGTTATATACCGCAACTATGCCGTAGATGATGTGACTCTAGACGTCTAGATCGCCGCATTTTAAAGAGAGGAGATAAATAATGCCTGTAAAAGAAACAAATCTTATTATGAAAGCTAAAGATTTTCAATCTTCTTTCCTCTCTTGCCCTAAGGATATTGAAGAAATCCTTAGAAAATTATTTTTATCAAGTAAACCTTTTAGTGATGATTTGAAACGTTTACTTGTTATTAATACTAAAGATTGTTTAGATAATAAAACTGAACCTTTATATACTCAAAAAATAAATGCAATGTCTCTAGCCAAACTGAGATAGGATGAATACATTAAGTTAGAACCTAAGATTAAAATTCCTGAGCATGAGGAAGTAAAAAGTTATATTATTATTTCTGTTGACAATTTTACTCCTAATGCTAGTAATCCTTATTATCTTGATTATACCATTAGTTTTGATATTATATCCAATCTTGACTATTGGGATATTGGTAATTTTAGATTAAGACCTTTAATGATTGCGGGTTATATTGATGGGATCCTTAATGGTAGCCGCCTGTCTGGTATTGGTTAGCTTTAGAAAGTTACTATGAAAGAGTTAATTCTTGATGAGAATTTTGCTGGATATAGTTTAACTTATAAAGCAATCCATGGAAGCGAGGATAAGAAGTCTTGATTACAGCAGATGATCTCTTGCTTTTGTCAGGAAATGACATACCTTTTATGAAAGCAGAGGTCAACATTCATCAACCAACAATAAGAGAAATTGCATATATTAATGAAGAAAATTTCTTTATAGGTTGTTCGTTACTTTGTTTTGATAAAGAACAATTAACAACGAAGGACAGAAATAATTTATCTTCACAATCTAATTTTGATATTATTATGTCAATAATGTTAGACAAACAGATGGGGCGGGAAAATGGTGAAAGTGCTTTTTTGATACTTACAATGATTTTTCCGAAATATCAAATTTAGCTCTCTAAATAGGCAATTATGCTAATTGATGAAGAGCAAAAACCCCATTTCTTAAACAATGATAATTTTTCAGATTTTTAGAGAATTTTGACTGATATGTTCTGTCTAAAATCAAAAGAAAAAGAGTATAATTTTGGCAAGGGTAAAATGTCTCAATAGATTGCGGATAAGCTGAAAGAGCGCGATAAACGCTTAAAAGAGTTGAAACCCGCAAATGAGAAAATAGCAGTTTTTTCAAGATTTATCTCTACTTTGGCTGTTGGCGAAAGTAAGGATATGAATCAATTATTTAATTATACTGTTTATTAGCTTTTTGATGAATATGATAGATTTATCTTAAAAGATGCATGGGATTCTCATGTTTCGATAATCCTAGCTGGCGGTAAGCCTGATAGTCAAGAACAGCCTGAAAACTGGAAAAAAGATATTCATGTATAATTTTTTCAAGGAGGATATATACCTATGAAATTTGGTGTACGCGATATTACTGATGTCGTATTTAAGGCTAAATCTAGTGTTAAGATTGGTAGTCGTACATTTGCAAAAGGTCAGCCTGTCTTGTTCATTGACTCAGCAACCGCTTCAAGTCTGGAGCAGGCTGTTACCACTGTTTACGCTCAGGGTGGACGTGGTAATGCTCGTTTGATCGCATGGGAAGGCGATAAGACTTTGACCTTTACTGTCACTGATGCTTTGCTTTCTCCTATTGGCTTTGCTATTCTATCTGGAGCTGGTCTGTTTAAGGGCGAAGATAGCGCAGAAGTTCATGTCCACTCTCATGCTAATGCTTATATTTCTAAAGCAGCTACTCCAGACAATACTTTAGAGATTGACTTGACTGATGCTCTTGAAGCTAATGAAAAGATTGATGCAACCGCACCTGTCTTTATTTGCTATACTGAAGCTGATGATTCTATCACTGGTGAAATTGCAACTGGTTATACTGTTGATGGTACTGGTAAGAAATTAACTAAGACTGATGCAGGCACTGTTAGCACTGAAGCGGGTAAGACTGTTTATGTTGACTTCTATGTACTAAAGAAAGCATCTGCTGTTTCTGAACTTCAGATTAAGGCTTCTGCTTTTGGATGCAGTTTCTATGTAGAAGGCAATACTTTCTTCCGTCGTGAGTCTGACAACCAGGATATGCCTGTTGTATTGACTCTACCTAATGTAAAGATTCAGTCTAACTTCACCTTTAGTATGGCTCCTACTGGAGATCCATCTACTTTTGATTTCACTATGGATGCATTCCCTGGCTACACTATGTTTGATAGAAAACATAAGGTTCTGTGTGTAATGCAGATGATTGATGAAGCTATTGATGGCTCTGATTCTGATGAGAGCGTAATGCCACATAAGACTGGTTTTGAGATTGAAGAGTCTGCAAATGATTCTACTACCGCCAAGGGCGAAGCTGATGACGGCGAATAATCTTAAATGATTAATTATAGGGGATACTAATATTAGTATCCCCTATTTTTTGTTTATATGGAGAAAAATTATGATTTATAAAGGGATAGAAATAGATGAAGATGCTTTATATCAAGAGACTGTTGATACTATCCTTGATATAATGGCGGAAAATCCAGATGAATATTTTGTTAAACCTAATGATTTTAAAACATTAAAAAGAGTAGCTTAGTTATTTGTCGCTAAAATTGATAGCTATGGGCTTGATAATATTGCATTAAGAGACTTGTCTAGCATAGATAGAAGTGTAGTTAAACAAAATATTAAAAATGTCCGAGAGCAGTATAAATTAATGGCTACTTTTGCTGAATAGTTAGATAATTTTTTTGGACGTAGTGTTACTACTTTATGGGTTAAAACTAGTGGTAAAAATTTATCTAATCAATAGTTAATTTATGAATTAGATGAGACAAAAGCCTATTCTAAATTAACCAATGAAGGTCGTTTACCTAGCAGACGGGCCGCAAGAGTAGAATAGTCACAAGTTGAAGAGTAGCTGAATCAATTAAATACAAATATTACTTATTTATCACCAGTATATGAAGAAACATTAAAACGTTATTATATTGGACAAAAGAAAAATGCTAATTTCCATGCGGTTTTATGGAAAGAGCGTTCTAACGCTAAAGATGCTTATGTTGATGCTAAAGGCGCTAAATGGGGTATTGGTCGAGTTTATAATAAAGGTGACATTGGAGAAGCATTTGTGGGAGCTTTAGTTAATGAAGAAAAATATATTAAACAAAAATCTTAGTTAGAAACTCAAATTAAGAATTTTTATAATTATTATATAACTAAAGTTGATAGTATGGCGGCTGTTCTTGGAGCAGATATTGATGCGGGTAATGGTATTTAGTATGCTATTAAAACTGCAGGTTCTCGTCCGCCTTCTTTATCACAATATTATAATACAGCTAAAATTATTATTTCTATGGAAGATGTCTCAGCTGAAGATTTGGTTAAATAGATTAAAAAAGAATATCCTAGATATGAAGGCACAACTCGTAACGCAAAAGAAATGGCTCAAACTTTAGCTGAAATTACTGATTAGGCATTGCGAGAAAACTTAGAAAGTGTTACTGGTATTATCTTCAAGTAACTTGACAAACACAAAAAATTAAAGTATAATATAAAAAAGAAGATAGTTGAGATAAAAGGAGTTAATAATATAATTATGGCAACAAATAAAATTAGCTACGCTAAAATGAATCTTAAGGTGGATACCACAGTAAATCATTTTGATTTCAAGGGCAATGAGATTGAGGTTCTTCAATATCTGCCTGCCGCAGATAAATATGATTTTATTATGCTAACTCTTCAGAAATCAGAAGAGGATGGCATTTATAATGAAAATAAATTGGATATGTATTTCCATTTGCATTTAATTTATATGTATACTAATATTTCTTTCACTGAAAAACAACGGGAGGATGAATATAAACTCTATGATGCTATGCAAAGTAATGGATTAATTGATGCAGTTGTTGAGCATATGCCCGCTGCAGAGTATGAGATGCTTCAGACTCAGGTTAATGTCATGGTAGAACGGCTAACCGCACATAATCATAGTGTTTCAGCTCTTGTACAGAAAATTGTATCTGATCTTCCTCGCAATGCAGAAGCCGCCGCAAAGATGGTAGATGGATTTGATAAAGAAAAGTATTAGAATGTATTGAGATTAGCTGCTGCTACTGGAAATAGAGAGTAACTGGGTAAAATAGATTAAAATTCATGCTTCTACTATTATATAAAAATAGTAGAAGCATTTTTTTATATCTAAAATAATGCAAGGAGGAAAAGGAGTTTATGGCAAATAATACTAGAAAAAGAATTTAGTATGACGTTGGCTTTAATACTGATACTAAATAGCTTGATGAAGTTAAAAAATAGTTGCAAGAAATCTCTAAGCTAACTAATACTAAATTCAAACAAAATGGTATTTTTTCAACAGACGAAATGTAGAAGATTCGTTCTGTTGCCACAGAAGTAAGTAACGCTATTAATAAGGCTTATAATCCTAAGATTAATAGTGTTAATATTACTAAATTTAATGCTGAATTAGCTAAGTCTAATTTAACAGTTAAATAGATTTATGATAATTTTAATAAAGTTGGCACAACAGGTCAAAATGCTTTTAGAAACTTAGAGACCTCTTTGTTGACTACAAATAAAGAATTAAAATAGACACATACTTTCTTAGATAATATTGCTACTACTCTAAGTAATACTATTAAATGGAATGCGGCTAGCGGAGCTGTAAATGCCCTTACAGCTAAGATTTCTGGCGCGGTTTCCTATGTTGAAAGACTCAATAGCTCTCTGAATGATATCCGCATTGTTACTGGATAGTCTGCGGATGAGATGGATAAATTTGCGGTTAAAGCTAATAAAGCCGCAGAGAGCTTAGGTAAATCTACCCTAGACTACACCAAAGCCGCATTAACTTATTATCAGCAAGGTCTATCTGACGATGAGGTTGCCGCTCGTACTGAAGTCACAATGAAGGCTTCTAACGTTACTGGACAGAGTACTGATGACGTAGCAGAGCAGCTAACCGCAGTTTGGAATGGCTTTAAAGTAGCTGCAGAAGATACTGAAGAATATGTGGATAAACTTGCTGCTGTTGGTGCTGCAACCGCATCTGATTTGGAAGAACTATCTACTGGTATGGCTAAGGTTGCATCTGGTGCTGCCAGTATGGGTGTCAATATTGACCAATTAACTGCAAGTCTAGCAACCATCGTGTCTACTACCCGCCAAGATGCGTCCTCTGTCGGTACCGCATTAAAGACAATTTATTCTCGTATCGCTGATATTGAAGCGGGTTCTGAAGACGCAGAAGTTTCTCTAGGTAATTATTCTGGTAAAATGGCGGAGCTAGGATTTAATGTTCTAGATTCTGAAGGCAAGATGCGTGACCTAGGCGAAGTCATGGAAGAAATTGGTAATGACTGGGAAAATCTAAGCCGCGAGCAATAGATTTATCTAGCACAGACCATGGCTGGTACTCGTTAGTACAACAACTTAATCGCTCTGTTTGACAACTGGGAGCAATATCAATCTGCATTAAATGTATCTTAGAAGGCAGCTGGCACTTTACAGCAACAGCAGAATGTCTACCTAGAGTCTACAACCGCGCATATTAATGAACTGAACACTGCTTGGGATAGTTTATATAATTCTACTCTTGATGCAGGTACTATTAATGCTGTTACCGATGGGTTAAAAGTATTAGTTAAGCTAACTGATAACTGGATTCAAAGTATTGGCGGCGGCAAAGGAGCTTTATTGAATCTTGGAGCTATTGCTACCAATGTATTTAGTAAGTAGATTGCAAGCAGTATTGCTATTAGTATTAACAATTTAAAGAGTCAATAGCAGTAGATTGAAGAGACTAAAGCAAGATTAGCTTTTACGGATGAAGTTAGAAATAATGATTCTTATGATGAAGAGTCTCGTGCTATCGCTGAAATGGCAAATAATACAACTAAATATGCTAGTATTATGTCAGATGCTCAATAGCAATATTCTAATAGCCTAATTGAAACTTAGACAGAATTATTAAATGAAAAAGCAGCTTATGATAAAGCCAGTGCTTCTGCTGTTGATTATTTAAAAAATCATCAATCAACCTAGAATTTAAATTTAACTGATGATGATACTACCTTAAATAATGCCAGTGCATTAGAAGGTATCTTAGACGATTTAAATGTATAGTTAGTAGAAGAAGTAGATAATTATAGTACATTAAAAAAATCTTTAGATGAAGCTAAAGACTCTTATAATGCAGAGCTAAAACCTATTGCTTCAACAAAAGAAGCTCTTGAATAGAAAGTTTTAGTTGCTAAAGATTTATTAGAAACTTATGAGTTATTAAATAAAGAAATGGCTTCTAACCCTGATGGGTTTAGCAAAACTAATCAAACTGCTTTTGTAAAAGATACTGAAAAATTAGAAAATTATTTTGGCAAAAATATGGCAGATGTCTCTTCAAGAGATGTGGCTGCTGCTTTTAAAGATGATAATTTTAAGAAAATTTTTGAAAGTATTTCTTCTACTTATAGCAGAATGCTATCTAACATGATAACTGAAGCCAACAACACTGCTGAAGCTATCGCGAATGAATCTAATGGAGCTGGAGCTGAAATTGAATAGAAAATTACTGATAATAAAATAAAATTTGATGAATTTATTAAAACAGTTTCTAACCCTGCTAATATTCAAGGCATTGTGTAGCTAGCTGGAGGAGTAACTTCTTTAGCGGCAACTATTTCTAATGTAAAAAATCTTTGGGATGTTTGGACTAATAGTAGTTTAAGTGGAACTGAAAAATTAACTTAGACTATTACGGGATTAACTTCAACTATCGCATCTGCAGCAATGACTTATAATTCTCTACAAAGCGGTTTAACAACAGTTTTGCCTTTATTGGGTGCAAGTGCCACAGCCGCACCTCAAGTTGCTTTGGCTGTCATGGGTATAGGCGCTGCAATTAGTATTGGAACAACAATATGGAATAATTTTGCTAAAGCCGCAGAGAATGCAAGGAATAAAGTAGATGAATCTGTAAAATCTTATCAAGAAGCTGCGGAAAATTTAGAGTCTTTAAATAATGAATTAACCACTAATAAAGAAAAATTAGAAGAACTTTTAGCTATTGATGCTTCTTCTCGAACAAAAGAACAAGAAGATGAAATTGCTAATTTGCAATCTTAGAATGCTTTACTTGAAACTAAGATTGCCTTAGAGAAGAAATTAGCTCATAAGGATAGAGAAGAGACCATTAGTAATTATGAAGATGCTGAAACAAAAGGCGCTTATGATAATAGTTCTTCTTTTAGAGTCGAAGGCGTTGCTAATGGAAATGTTTATTAGATTGATGCCAATGATGAAAAAGCTTGGTAGATGTATCAAGATTCTATGGAAAGTGCCGCAGCTAAATATCGGACAGAAGATAATGAAAAAGCTGCAGCAGAACTAGATAAAAGGTTAGAAGCTGCGAAAGCTGCACGAGAGAAAGCACTTCAAGAAATTATTTAGTTTAATAGTGAAAATTTACAAACTTGGCAAGATACAGCACAAGCTTATTTAGACGAAGAAAAGCAAATACCTGAGGAATTAAGTTAGCATATTCTTGGAGCTATGGCTTCTGCAGGGACTCTTCAAGCAACTACGGATAATGCAGTCAAAGCTGCCTTAAGCGGTGGAGAAGAAGAATTTAATAAAATTCTTTCTGAAAAAGAAAATAAGACAAAAGATAATTCTTGGGCAGACATTCTTGATGAAACTACTTTAACAGACATGCAAGGTGCTGCAGATAAATTAAGCATTACTCTTGATGACTTAATGAATACGGTGTTCTCTGGCAATCGTGGTTGGGGAGATTTCACTAATGCTATTAAAAATGCTGATGATGAGACTTAGAAATTTAAAGGTGTTTCTGATGATACTATTGATTCTCTTTCTGAATTGATTGAAAAAATGCAATCTAAAGGCACAGACTCACTAACTGATAAAGAGTTAAAATCTTTAGAAGAAG